GTTCTAACTCTTTAGATGCATCTATGGATGTTGGAGAATCAATCACAGTTGCTTTTATTAATAAAAACGATAACGTAACTCATTACAATACTACAGTGCAAGTAGATGGAACTACAGTAACTCCAGTATGGCAAGGTGGATCTGCGCCAACTGAAGGTAATACAACTTCAAACGATGTGTATACTTACACAGCTATCAAAACAGGTGGTTCAGTATTTACTGTACTTGCAGCACAAACGCAATTTGCGTAATAACAGGAGGATAGAAAGATGCCTATTATAGGTTCAATTGCAGCAGGGTCAGCAGGAGGATACGGTCAGCGTAACAAAGTTTCATTACCACCATATTCAGCAGATTTTTTAGTTGTTGGTTCTGGTGGTGGAGGTACGACTGGTGGAGGTGGTGCAGGTGGATTTAGAACTTCAACTCAAACAATATTTGATAGAACAGTTTATACAGTAACAGTAGGTGCGGGTGGTGCAGGTTATACTCAAGGAAATGATTCTTCAATTACAGGTACAGATATTACAGATATAGTTTCCGCTGGTGGTGGAAAGGGTGGTAATGGTGGTGGTTATGGTGCCGCTGGTGGTTCTGGTGGTGGTGGAGGATACGATGGTAGAGCAGGTGGTGCTGGAAACACTCCATATGTAAGTCCATCTCAAGGAAATGATGGTGGTGATAGTAATTCAGGTTCTTTTATAGGTGGAGGTGGTGGCGGAGGTGCCGGTGCTACAGGTTCAAATGCTTCTGGAAATAATGGTGGAAATGGTGGAAATGGTTCTTCAAGTTCAATAACAGGTTCAGCTGTTACTTATGCTGGAGGTGGCGGTGGAGGTGTTAACGTAATATCAGGTGGAGCAAGTGGTGGATCAGGTGGAACAGGTGGTGGTGGAGACGGAGCATCAGTAAATTTAGGAAAAGGAACAGACGGAGCAGCAAACACTGGTGGTGGAGCTGGAGGTTCTGAACCAGATTTAAACCCAAAAACTCCGGCTAATAGAGCTTCTGGTGGAAGTGGTGTAGTTATTATAAGGGTACCAACTGAAAACTATTCTGGTGTAACAACAGGTTCTCCAACAGTTACAACAGATGGAACAGATACAGTTATTAAATTTACAGCAAGCGGGAGTTACAGAGGATAATGGCACATTTTGCAAAATTAGGACCACAAAATATAGTTGAAAGAGTTGAAGTAATATCAAATGATGTCGCACCAACTGAAGAAGCGGGTATTAATTTTTTACAAAGTTTATATGGACAAGAAGGAGTTTGGAAAAAAACATCTTACAATACTAGTGGTGGAGTTCATAAATTAGGAGGCACACCATTTAGAAAAAATTATGCTGGAGTAGGTTTTACGTATGATGAAGATAGAGATGCATTTATTTCACCGAAACCTTTTAATAGTTGGATATTAAATGAAACAACTTGTGATTGGGAAGCTCCTATAGCTTATCCTACAGATGGTCAAAATTATAAATGGAATGAAACAAATCTAACTTGGGATTTAATAGAATAAATATAAATTAGTGGTGGTGGAATTGAAGAAAGAATATATTTTTTTAAATGGTTTGCCTAGAAGTGGTAATACTTTATTATCTGTTATAATAAATCAAAACCCTAAAATAAATATAACATCTAATACAATTTTAGCTGATGTTATGTACCGATTACATTTATTACGTGATACCGATATTTATAAAAATTTTCCTGATGAAAAATCATTAAATAATATACTAAAAAATATATTTAATAATTATTATAAACATTGGAAATCTAAATTTATTATAGACAGAGGTCCTTGGGGAACTCCAGGAAATCTAGAAGTTTTAAAATCTATAATTAAAAAACCTAAATTTATTATTCTTTATAGACCAGTAATAGAATGTCTTGCTTCATTTGTAAAAATTGAAAGACCAGTAGATGTTGAGTTAAGATGTGAGCAATTAATAAATAATGATGGCATAATCGGAAAAAATTTATGGGGTATAAAAAATATTATTGAAAGTAAAGAAGATTATATAATAATAAAATATTTAGATTTAGTTAACAATCCATTAGATCAAATTAATAAAATTTATAGATTTTTAAATATAGATACTTTTAATCATAAACTTGAAAATATAAATCAGTTTTCAATCAATGATGTTACTTATAATGACAGCGTTTTAAATGGTCCTTTACATAAAATAAGAACAGATAAAATAAAATTAAATCAATATAAAATAGAAGATTATTTACCAAAAAAAGTTATTAACAAATATTCTTCCTTAGAAGAAATTTATTTGCAAAATATAATATGAAAGAACCTATAATACAAAATTTATTTCCAATACCTATTTATACAACAAATATGGATAGACCTTTTACAAAACAAGAATTACAATTTGTAAAAGAACAAAAAAATCATTGTGTAAAAAACACAGGAAATATTAGCACAGAAGATAACTACATATTAAATAAAAAAGAATTTAAAAATATTAAAAAGTTTTTAAATGAATGTTGTAAAGATTATCTTAATAGAATTATATCTCCTAAAAACAATATTGAACTTTATATAACTCAATCTTGGTTAAATTACACAGAAGAAAATCAATATCATCATCAACACGCACATCCTAATTCAATTATATCTGGTGTATTGTATTTTGATTGTGATAAAAAAAATGATAAAATAACATTTTCAAACCCAAAAAGTTATCAACAAATAAAACCAGAAACAGATCAATATAATATTTGGAATTCTGATACATGGTGGTTTCCTTTAGAAACTGGTAAATTAATAATGTTTCCATCTTCAACAACTCATCGAGTAGATATAAAAAAAGGAAATAATACTAGAGTAAGTTTAGCATTTAATACTTTTTATAAAGGTAAAATAGGCTCAAATGATAAGTTAACAGAGTTGATATTTTAATTTTATAATGATAAAATCTTATGATGGATGCAACGGACACCACCACATACCACCCGTTGCATCCTTTATAAGAATGGAAGATTTTAAAAACTATTTAAAAAATGTTGAGTATCCAAATAAAAAAGAATCTTGGAATATAGCTGGTATTTTAAATAATGGTTTTTATAAATTTGACACCAGACCCATACAAAAAACTAAAGAAGGTGAAATGGGTAAGTATAGTTCTTTTAGTACCAAAGCAGATAAAATGGTATTTGAAGATAAACAACAATGGATTATAGTAGATATAAAAGAGCTACATACTTATGTAAAAGAAAATAAGCTCGAAAAGGTTTATTTACAAGATTTGCTATCTAAACTAGAGTGGAATATAATACTACCAAAATAATAAAAAGCATATATAATGAGGTGCTATGCTTCAAAAACTACAGTTTAAACCAGGTTTTAATAAACAAATAACACAATCAGGAGCTGAGTCTCAATGGACTGATGGTGATTTTGTTCGATTTCGATATGGACTGCCTGAAAAAATAGGAGGTTGGTCACAACTTACTACAGATAATTTAACATTGCCAGGTGCTGCTAGAGCACAACATACATGGACTTCTTTAGCAGGAGAAAAGTATGCAGCAATAGGTACATCACAAGGTTTGTTTTTATATTATGGTGAAGATTTTTTTGATATTACTCCACTCGATACAGCAATCACTGGAGCAACATTTAGTTCAACAACAGGTTCTGCAACAGTAACCGTTAATAAAACTAGTCATGGACTATCTGCTAATAGATATGTAAAATTTTCATCAGTGTCTTTACCCGGCGGTGGAGAAACAGATTTTACTGTAGCACAGTTTCAAAATAATACTTTTGAAATATCAAATGTTACAACTAATGCATTTGATATTACAATGCCAGCAAATGAAGGTGGTACAGGTATGTCCACACAGGGCTCTGCACAAATAGATCCTTATGTAGTAGTTGGTCCAACATTTCAAACTGCAGGTTATGGATGGGGCACAGATACCTGGAACGTGTCAACATGGGGCACTGAAAGAACAACTAGTAACGTGATTCTGGATCCAGGCCTCTGGAGTCTTGATAACTTTGGTCAGATATTAGTTGCAACCATTCATAATGGTAAGACATTTACTTGGGATGCAGGAGCAGCATCACCTAGAGCAAACAGAGCAACACTCATGTCAGGAGCTCCAACTAAATCAAGATTAACTTTAGTATCCGATAGAGATAGACATTTATTTCATTTTGGAACTGAGACAACAATTGGAAATTCATCAACACAAGATCCAATGTTTATAAGATTTTCTGATCAAGAAGATTATACTACATACCAACCA